CCGGCCCGGGTATCGCCGCGGCGGCCGCGCCGGCACGCGCGACCGCCTGGGCGAACGCGTCGTCGTCGACGTCCGGGCCGAGGTACACGATCGTGATGTGGTGGTCGGCAAGGCCGCCGGGCGTGACCGGGATGGTTCCGGGCTCCAGGTCCAGCGAGATCATGCCGGAGCGCTTCGTTAGGCCCGGCACGGCGCCGGCCTTGTTCACTTGCTGGGAGGAGTGCATCTCGTCCCAGGGGCCGACTGCCTTGTCTGGGTGGGCGATGTAGGCCCGCAGCGGCACCCCGGCGCGCTGGGCGCCTTCGGCCCTGTGGTGGCCGTCGGCGACCATCAGCGCGCTCTCACCCGGCCGTTCGATCAGTACCGCCGGCTTCACCGGCTTCCCGGCGCGGATCTTCCGGACGGTCTTGTCGACACGGCCGGGCTCGGAGCTGGCGGCCCAGGTGTCCTGGTCGGAGAAGTCGATGTTCTCCAGCGGCACCGACACCGGGCCGGTCCAGCGCAGACCCTTGACCCAGCCGATGGCCTCGGCCGGGAAGTTGTCGGCCAGCTGCTCGTACACGGCCTGCGCGGTCGCATCGGCCTTGGCCTTGACGACCTGGGCGACTTCGGCCCGACCGCCGCGGTTCAGCTCGGCGGCCACGGCCTGCGGGACGGTGGTGAAGGCGAAGTCCCTGTCCCACGCGCCGCGGCGGCTCGCACCCTTGACGAACACCCGAAACGCGGCCAGCTCGCCCTCCTGGGCGCGGTCGCGATCACCCTGGTACTGCCAGCCGCGCCGATGCGTCACGACCGTGTCGCCCTTGACGACCTGCCACGAAACGCCCTTGCTGACGTCCTTCTCGTCGTCCTCTTGGTCGTCCTGCTGCGCCGGGGACGGGGCGGCAGCTGGTGCCGCCGGGGCGGCCGGCGCCGCGGTGGCGTCCGGCGTCGGCTGGCTCTCGCGGTTCGGGTTCTCCGACGCGTCGAGCTGCTGCCGTGCGGCCACCTGCGCGGCGTCGGTCGCGGCGAGCGAGGCCTTGTCGTCGGTGGTGCCCGGGTGCGGGATCACACCGATCGCCGGAACGAACGGCTGATCCAGCGCCTTCTGGCTCCTGTCGGGGCCAAACGTTTCCGGATCGGTCTTGCCCGCGACGCTCTCGATCGACAGCAGCGGGATCGGGCCCAGCCGCGCGGTGGAGTAGAACCGCGGGGTCGGGCGTTCCTTGTCGATCGGCTTGCCGAGCACGTCCACACGCACCTCGTCCGAAGACAGGGCACCCATGTCCACGTACAGCTTGTTCGCCTGCGCCTCCTGGAGCCGGTCCTCGACCTCGCGGCCTGTGTCCAGCCGCACCTTCACCGGCAGCCCGATGTCGTGCTGCAGGTACCGGGTCAGGATGCCCTCGACGTACCGCACCCACGGCAGCGTATTGACGCGGAACTGAATGTCCGTCTGCGTCTCGCCGGTAGCGCGGTTGACGTCGCCGGTCAGGGACAGGTCCTGGGACACCACGCCGAACGCGGCGCAGGTCCGGATCATCAGGTACTCGGGGAAAGCCTTGTCGAACGTCGCCGGCTTGGTCGCGATGTAGTCGGAGTCGGCAGGGACGGCGATCAGCTGGCGCATCTTGGCCTGGTCGCCCATCACCATGGCGTCCCAGTAGTCCTGCCACTCGGCAACCTGGTCCGGGGAGGACACGTCCGGCGGGACCTTGATGAACCCGGCCGGCACCGAGCCCTCGGTGAACATCTGCAGGAAGTGCCACTGGAACCGGATGTCGGTGTTCGCGGTCAGCAGGATCGACTCGATCGGGGCCAGCCCGAACGGGGAGTCCTCCTGGGGCCGGAACGGCACGTAGATGATGTCGTCGGTGGTGAGCCAGTCGGCGACCATGCCGTGGACGGTCTGCCAGTACGCCGGCGCGGGTGCTTTCGGGCGGCGGCCGTTCTCGTCGATGTACGGGTTGATCGTCTTACCGTCGACGACCTCCAGGGCGATGATGTTGCCGTCGTAGTCACGGCGGCGGTACAGCGGCGCACTGTCGTATTTGAGGGCGTTCTCCAGCCACTTGGAGACCCACGACTCGTACGGCAGCTCCCGGTCCGGGTAGGCCAGGACCAGCTTCGCGACGTCGATGGCTTCGTCGACGTCGTCCTTGACGCCGTCGGCGGGCTGGAACATCAGCTCCATCGACCGGATTTCGTCGATCTTGTGGTTGATGCACATCCGCGCGACGTCGTAGGCGTCGATGAGGGCCTTGAGGACGTCGTAGGAGACCTTCCCCCACGACGCGCGGGAGCGGGTGCTGATGTTGACGCCGACCGGGTAGTCCATGGCGCGGGTGCGCTGGGAGTACCCGAAGTACGGGTTCATCGGCGCGCCGGGCCCGAACGATCCCGTGGTGTTCATGCCGTGCTGGTTCAGCGACTGCCGGATCGGCGCCGGCGTGGCAGGCGCGACGGTGGTCGGCCGGCGCACGGCCACCGTGGAGCCGCCGCTAGGGGCGCTCGAGCCGTTGCGGAGCTGCCGAGGCAGAGATGACCGTGGCACGCCGCCCCCCTGTCTTGGGTATCTGGTCGCGCCAGGAACGGGCGGTGGACGGGACTTCGATGCCTTCGGCCTCGGCGCGGGCCTTCAGCGCCTCGAGGAACGCGGCGCCCTGGCCGAGCTGCGCAAGCTCGGTCAGGACCCAGACGAGGGCGTCCATGCGGTCGGGGCTGGTGCCGTCGATCGGGGTCCAGGTGGTCATCTGGTCTTCGAGCGTCGGCATCGGGCCGACGTGGTGAACCCGGTGCTGCTCGTACAGCGCGGCCACCGGTTCGGCGCGCTGGACCTTGCCGCGGGACGCGGTGATGACGTCGACGGGGACTTTCTTGTCGACGTTGCGGATGGTCGACTTGACCATCGCCCCGCCGTAGTTGATCTCTGCGACGATGCGGTCTGCGGAGAACTCGTGGTAGGCGCCGACGGCGCGGGAGGCCCAGCCGTTCGGCGAGAGCTTGCACGAGCGGTCGGCCAGCACGTACAGGTCGCCGTCGACGCCGAGGCCGGCGACGATGATGCCCTGCTCGTCGTTGTCCTCACCCTCGCCGCCGGACGGGTCGATGCCGATGCAGATCCGCACCAGGTCCGGGACGTTCTCGAGGGCGACGCGGTCGCCGTCGATACCGGCGATGGTCCACAGCGCGCCTTCGACGTCCTCCAGCAGCTCCCCGAGGAGCTCCTGGCGGCCGATGCGCGTGCCCTCATAGGTGGCCAGGACGTGCCGGCGGAACGACGGGGCGAGGTTGGCGAGGTTGTCGTACGTCGACCCGGAGGTGCGCACGGTGGTGTCCTGGCCCAGCAGCGTCCGCATCAGTGCGTTCGGCTTCGGGGTGGTGGTCACCACGGCCTGCGGCAGCTCCCCGAGGCGCAGCCCCAGCATGAGGTTGTTCCAGGACGTGTCCAGGACGTCGCCCTTGCGGGCGTCTTTCCATGCCGCGGCCTCATCGGCCCAGGCGAAGTGGTGTTGCGGGCCACGCAACGCCGCCGGCACCTCGGCCGAGTAGGCGTAGGCGGTGGTTCCGTTGGCCCAGGTGAGCCGCCGCTTCGATGACTGGTATTCGGGGGCTCCGGCGCCGGCGACGGCCAGCAGCCCGGACTCGCCTTCGACCATGACGTCGCGGACGTCGGCGGGGGTGCGTCCGACCAGTGCGATTCGGCAGCCGGGGTTGTCGGTGGCTTTCTCGTGGACCCATTCGGCGGCCGAGCGGGTCTTGCCGGCGCCGCGGCCGGCGATGAACGCCCACACGAGCCAGTCGCCGAGTGGGGCGAGTTGTTCGGGGCGGGCGATCGTCCGCCATGGCGGCCGGTAGGTGTCGAAGGCGCGGGCGGCGTGCTCGGCCCAGTCGATTGTGGCCGCCATGACGGCCCCCTTACACGGCCTGCCCGCTGCTCGCCGGTGTCCGCTTTGGGGTAAATAAGACTCCGCATAATCACTGTTATGCGGATCGTATGATCTTGAACCGTCCTACGCGGCGAGCTCCCGCAGCCGCCGGGGCACGACCTCGGACACCTTCGCCTGCTGCTCAGCCGTCAGCTGCAGATCGCCGAGGATCGCGCGGATGACGCTGGCAACGAGAGCGCCCTGAGACTCGGCGAGCTTCACACGGCGTTCTTCGATGCCGCAGCGGATCGCCTCGGCCGAAACCCGCACCAGCTGCTTGCGCTCCTCCTGGTACAGCTGAAGCAGCACGTGCGGCTTGGCTTCCTCGGTGGTGCCGCGGTCCTCCCCGCCCCACTTGTCCTTCGTGCGGCCCCAGATCAGCTCGTGCTCCTCGAGCTCTGCCACGCAGTCGCCGAGCCACTTCACGTGGCCGGCGGTGCGGTGAACCTCAGACAGCAGCGCGTCAGCGGGGCTGGTCTCGATCGGCCGGCCGTAGGTGGCCATCTCCTCGCGGAGCCGCTTCTCGGCCAGCCGCAGGTGCGAACCTTTACTGACGCTCCATGTGGAGCCGCCGTGGAGCTTGCACGGGCCCTGGCCGACGTGGGTGGTGCCCCAGCCGGCGACCTGCCCGCAGGTGCCTTCGCTCTGCCGCTTGTTGGCCCCGCACAGCGGACCGTCATGACCTCCGGGTTTTTGGGCCACCGTCATGACCTCCCGGCGCGGCTACTGCTCGTTGTGTTTGTAGATCCCCTCGAACGGCAGCTTCGCGCCGAGCGGGGGCGGCAACGCCGGAAGCCGCATCTCGATGACGTAGCAGCGGAACACCTTGCTGTAGGGCTGCTCCGGGTTGTCGGGGTCCGGGACCACGTTGGCCGGAGCGCCGATCAGCGGCTGGCCGTCGGCGTCGACGAACGTCTTGATGTCGGCCTGGATGACCTCGCCGTTCCACTGCTCGCCGCCGAGCGCGATGCTCAGACCTGTGATGGCCAGCAGCGGCTCGCCGGTGGCGTGGTCGTGGGCCATCATCCGCAGGGTGGTCAGTGCTCCGCCGTTGCCGACGGGCGCGGGCCAGGTGATGTCGATGCCGAGGCCGGGGTACGGCTCGGGCTTGAGGGGTTCGAGCTGTGCGGCGATGGTGCCGCCGCGGTGCGGGTTGCGGTCGCCGGGGCATGCGCGGCTGGCTGCGACCAGGTCGATCTCGATGCGGGCTGCGAAGCGGCATGTGCAGTCCTCGCCGTGCTTCTCCTCGATGGGCACGAACGGCGTGCCGTCCTTGCCCGTGAGGATGTCTGGTGCTTCGGCCATCAGGTGGTCGGGTGCTCGGTGCTGTCGGTCGCCGCGGCGGGGGCCGGCTTGGCGGGGGCGCCGGTGGCGGCCTCGGCGGCGAGGTTCTTCGCGTCCTGTTCGGCCTCGGCGAGGACCGGCTTGGCGGCGGCCGCGGCGTCGTGGGCGAGCTGGTGCTCGTCGAGGCCGAGGGTGTGCAGCAGGTGGGCGCGCAGCTTGTGGTAGGAGGCGTCGAAGTCCTCGAAGGCCTGCCGGATGTGCTGGGTGATCTCGCTCATGGTGTTCTCCTCAGCGGGTGTAGCGGGTGGTGCCCGGCCGCCCGACCCGCTTGGCGGACGGCCGGGGGTCTGTGGTCTATGCCGCGACGGCGGCGGCCTCGGGGTGGCGCTTGTTGTACGCCTTCTGGATCTCGCCAATGGGGTAGCGCTTGCCGCGGCCGTAGGGCACGCCCTGGATGCGGTCCTTGCTGATCCAGTAGTGGACGGTGCCGGGCTCGCAGTGGTAGATCTGCGCGAGTTCCTTGACGGTGAAGAGCTCGTCCACGATCCCCCCTGGAAAGCAGGAACGCCCCGGCGGTGGCCGCGGGGCGTCGTGGGCAGAGATCGAACAGGATGACTGTGATCAGTTTGGCCGCAGGTCAGAAAGGCTGTCAACTGGGGGTGCGGCCCGACGGGATTCGAACCCGCTACCTGCGATCTCAGAGGGCTTGGCTCCGGCCGGAAGCACCTACCTCACACGCTGCTCTGCCCATTGAGCTACGGGCCGCACGAGCTCCGGCGCGGGTCTCCCAGGACGTTGACGGGTTCACGCGCCGGAGCGGTTCGAGCGTAGCGCCGGCGACCGTCAGCTGGGCTGCTTAAGCCGGTCCCGCAGCGGGATCCACTGGGTGCTGTCCCACTCCTTGCCGCAGGCCTCGCAGCGGATGACGGGCAGCCGGGGCGGCAGATGGACGGTAGACCATAGAGCGCCGCCGCACCCGTGCTCAGGGCAGATCCCTGCCGGTACGCGGGCCGCGTGGGGCAGGTCGATCAGGCGCCGGCTGGAGCGCAGGAGCTCGCCGAGGACGTCGGCGTACTTTCCTGCCCAGGGTTGTGCGGCGGCCCAGTCGAGCCGGACGGCGAGCCATGCGGTAAGGATGGCGGGGTGGGCGTCGCGTTCGGGCGCGATCGCCTCGCCGTGTTCGATGTGCTCGGTGACCCAGTGTGCGAGGTCGTGGCGGATTTGGGAGCGGAGCTCGGCGACGGGGTCCGGGGCCGGGTCGGGGACGTCGACGGCGTTGCCGCCCCGGATCTTCTCGCCGGTGGTGATACCGGCCAGGCGGTCGGCGAGTTCGCTGTAGAGGCGGGCGAGGCCTCCGGGGCGGTAGCGGCCGGGCTCGAGCCAGATCGTGCCGTCGCCGCACACGACCGGCCCGGGGATGGTGTAGAGCGCGTCCTGCATCTCGTGCTGGCTGTCGATGGTTTGCAGGCGCCTGATCCAGGCGCGGCGGGCGGCGGTGCGCAGCTCGGTGGCGCGCTGCTGGCCGTCGCAGATGATGACGCGCCGGCCGATGGGGTAGCCCCAGGCAGTGGCGACGGTCGGGTCAGCGGCGGCCGACGGGCCAGTGAGTGCGTCGACGAGCGCGGCGTTGTGGCCGCCGCACAGGCGCAGGCCTCCGAGTGCGGTGGGCGGCTTGTCGCGGTGGGTGGCTTCGCACAGTTGGTGGGCCATCTCAGTACCCCTGATTCTCGAACGGGCCTGACAGGTAGTAGCTGCGATAGGAGGTCTTCATCACCGCTTCGGCTTCCTGGCGCAGCTTCTCCAGCCGTCGCTGGTACGGCGTGGAGTCTTCGACGCGCTCAACGATGATGATCGGCGTGCCGAAGAGCGGCGCCGGCACCGTCCCGGGAAGCACGGGCTCGACCGTGGCTCTGACTTCGTCGAGCTGTTCCTGTGTGAGTTTGATGGGTTCGACGGGCTTGAGCGGCGTCAGGGTGGCGTAGAACTCCGCGATGACGTCGGTGAAGCCGGCCGCGTCGGCCAGCGGGTGGCCGTCCGTGACCGTGAACGGGGGAATCGGCCGGTATGGGCTTTCGTCGGTCACAGCTCGATCCTCAATCCCTCGGCAATGAGCACTACGGTCGGACAGTGCTTGAACTGGTCCGGGCTCCACCAGGCCCCGTCTTCGAGCTTTAGGCACGGGTCAGTGTCGTAGCTGCCGTGCAGTTCGAGCACGGCCAGGATCGTGTCTCTGAACGCGTTGTAGGCGACTGCCAGATCCGGGGTCGCGCTGGTGGCAGTGGGAAACTTCGCTTGGATCTCGGTGTCCAGGTCGCTCACGGTTCAACCTCGATCCCGAGTCCCTGCGCGATCGCCTTCACGGTCGGGCACGGCGACAACTCCTGGCAGGTGTTGCACCAGTACGGCGGCACTGGTTCGCCCTTCACGGGCAGGTAACCGATGAGCTTGCCGCCGCTGTCGTAGGCGGGTTCGTTGCGCCACTCGTACTCGATCTCGTTGCCGGGGTAGCCGGCCGTGTGCAGTTCGAGCCCTGCGAACACGGCGCCCCGGATCATCTCGCAGTCGTATTCGAAGTAGTAGCTGTCCTGATTGACGGCCAGCCGTTCGCGGATCGCCGCGTCCAGGTCGCTCACGACTTCCTCCTGCGGTTCCGGTGCTTGGTGCGGCGGCGGTAGTCCCGGGCGGCGGGGAACGGCTTCGGGTGGCAGAAGCAGGGCTCGTTCCAGCCGTGCGGCCAGGGCTCAAGGCGAAGGGTGCGGGACAGCGCGAGTACGGATTCGCACGCGTTGCGCATCGTCGCGACGAAGCTATCGAGCTGGCCAGCATCCCTCAGTGCTCCGGCCAGTAGTTGTCCCTCAACTCGCGCCCACGGGGCGGGCGCCACCCACAGCGGGTCGGCCTGCAGGTCCATCGGCGTGAGCTTGAACTCGATGCCGTCCGGCAGGATGCCCTCCGCCCAGAAGAACTCGGCTATGGCCTGGTGCGCTGCTTCGGCGCGGGCGGGCAGCTCGGCGGCGAACGCGGCCCGCTCGGCGAAGTCGTCAGTCGGGTCAGTCACCTTCGCCACCAATTCCGCCGCGAGGGCGTCTCGTGCTGGTCCTTCTGGTTCGGGTGGTCGCTGAGCCACGCCAGCAGCTCGCCGCCGGTCACGCCCCGGTCCCAGGTTCGGGCCCGGCCGCAGCCGCAGCTGACCACCGCGGTGGCATGGCGGAGCTGGCCGTCGACGATGGCCGCGTCGCCGACGGTAATGCCGAACGGCCCGTGCGGCACTGTGATCGGCGCGGCCCATCCGAGTGCGATGTCGAGTCCGCGGTACGGTTCGCGGCCGTTGATGAGCTTGCGCAGGATGCGGTTGCGCTGCTCGGGGGTGGCGCCTTCGTCAGCGAGGGCCTGGTCGACTGTGTGCAGGTTCTGCCGGTGTAGGTCGATCTGCATGCGGAATCCGAGGTCGTGGCGATACCGCTCGGATGCTTCGGGGTCGGTGAGGGCCTGGGCGTAGGCGGCTTCGTCGAGCTGGCGGGCGCGGTCGGCTGCGATGTGGTCGGCGTCGAGCTGTTCGTAGGTGGCCGGCGGGATACCGAAGAATTCAGTCACGGCTATCGCCAGATTCCCCAGACGAGGTGGCCGACGAGCCACACGGCGAACACGGTGAAGATCCCTGCGAACAGGAAGTGGCTTGCGCTCCAGTCCCTCATGGGCTGGTGGAAGACGACGTGGACGTGGCGCCAGACCCACCACGAAAGGGTGTTGCCGGGGTTGCCGGTGGCGAGCGCGACGGTCTCGGGGACGATGAAGGTGACGAACAGGGCGCACAGCCAGATGAGCCAGTAGCGGTTCACGTCAGGCCTCCGTTGCCGTCCACGGGCCCGTACTTCCGCTGCCACTCCTCGTCCTTTTGGCCGAGCCCCCATTCGTGCATGGATCGGTCAACGGTGACGTCCGTGTACGACTTGTCCAGTGACTCGATCATCCGCCCCATGCTGCGGGCTATGCGGTCCGGGTCGCTCGGCCACGTCAGGTGCTGTCCGAGGTAGTCGCGGCCGGCCATGCGGCTGTCGTAGTGGTGGATGAAGTCTTCGCACTGCTGGCGTAGGGCGTGGGCCAGCTTGATGAAGCGGACGACGGGATCTTCTTCGCGGTAGACGCGGCCGCTGTCGGGGTGGACGTAGTCGTGGCTCATGCCGCACCGCCGCACTGGCATTCGCCGTGGCCGCCGCAGTCGGCGGCGTGGGTGAGCGCGCGCAGGTCGGCCCCGGCCTGCTTGGCCGCAGCGGTGGCCGCGTTGATCGCCTTGATGCTGCCGTTGTGGTCGTCGTCCGGCGCGGGCGACAGGTCGTGCTCGTCGCACCCGAACACGGCCTTGGTCACTGGCTGCGTGCGGTCGGCGGTGTACTCGGCGTTGCTGGCATCGAACAGGTTCGGCTGGCTCCTGATGTTCGCCTCCATCGCGTCCCAGTAGCCCTCGCGTTCGGCGTCGGTGGCGGCGCGCTTCCAGGAGGTGGTGGCGTCGCTGTCGCAGCGGTGGCACGGCGGCGCGGATTCGGTGGTGGTGTGGGTGCTGAGGCTGGCGGCCAGGGCCGGCGGGAGCGGGGCGGGGAGTTGCTCGTTCACGGTGTCTCCGGGTGTTGATGCTCTACGGCCAGTATCGCACTGGAGTTCGATGTGGTTTTGCTGGTGACGTGGTTGTCGTGCGCCGGCGGCGGGCGGCTGCTTATCGGCGGTCCGGGCAGCGGCAGATGCTGTAGATCGCGGTGCAGGGGCAGCGGTCCGGCGGCTGGGTGCGGCGTGGCGGCCGCGGCGGCGCGACGGTGGTTGTCGACTGGACGGTGATGGTGCCGTCGGTGGCGAGGGTGCCGGCGACGATGACGTTCCCGTCGACGCCGACGATGGTGCGGCCGGGTTCGGGCTTCGGCGGCTCCCAGGTGAATTCGAGCTCTGAGAACTTGACCGGCGCTGCGGTGCTGCCGGCGTGCAAGGTGGCGTCGGCGAAGGTGAACGGGTTCTCGGCGTCGGCACGGCGCGGTGCGGGCGTCGGGTCGGCGAGGGCGTCGGCGGCCATGGCCAGCTCGGTGGACGGCGCCAGGAGGCTGTAGGCCGGGCAGATGGGCGGCTCGTTGAACACCGCGGCGTCGGGTGCGGGGCCGTCGGCGGGCTTCGGCCGGCGGATGCGGGTGGCGAGCGCGCGTAGGCGCTGTGGGAAGGTTTCCATCAGTTCTCTGGTCCGTTCGGGTTCCAGCCGCAGCTCGGGCAGCGGCCGTTCTGAAGGTGTGTGCCGGGGTGGAACCGGCAGCGGGAGACGTTCAGGCCGGCCGGGGCGTGGGCCTTCCAGCCGTTGCGGTGGTAGATGGTGTGGATGCTGGTGGCGATGGCGTCGACGTCGCCGCCGCGGCGGATGACGGCGACAACTTTGCGGTGGAGTTCGGGGTTGATCCGGACGTCGTTGCGAACCGCTGCGCCGGCTCCGGGTTCTTTCGGGCTCCATCCGCAGGTGGGTATGGGGCACACGCCGTTCTCCAACGCGGTCATGTAGTGGATCTGGCAGCGCGGGATGCTGGCGGGAGCCGGGGCGGCGAAAGCGCCGTGACGCAGGTAGATGTCGTGGATCTCGTTGGCGACCGCGTCGGGGGCGCCGCCGCGGCTTGCGATGCCAACGACGCGTCGGTGGAGCTCGTGGCTTGCCTTCCAGTCGTTGCGGGTTCTTCGGCGGGGCATTGGTCATGTCTCCTCGAGGGCGGGTTCTGGCGCGGGGCCGGGTGGCGGGGTTGCGGGTCGGCCGCCGAACACCGCGGCGGTGGGTGTGGCCGGGTGTTCGGCGGCGTGGGTCATCGGCGGCCGCGGATCCTGGACCGTTCGCGGCGGACGCCGTACACGAGCAGCAGCCAGAAGGCCGCGCACACGGCGCAGCTGATCAGGTCAGCCATGGTCGGCGTCCTGGGTGGTGTAGTAGGCGCTGAGGGGCGCGTTCCAGGGCACGCTGCGCCAGGCCTCGGTGCCGGCGGCCACGGTCTGCTCGGCGGCCGGCTGCTGCCTGGCTCCGCGTTCGGCCTGGATGGCTTGGAGCGCGGTGGGGTAGTCCTCGCCGGTCGCGGCCATGCGGTCGCGGACCGAGGTCGCGGGCGCATCGTTGGGGTTCACGACTGCTCGCCGCGGATCCGAGCCAGCAGCTCACGCGCTTCGGGGATGTCGCAAGGCTTGGACAAATTGTGTTCCTGGCAGTAGCCGTTGTGGTCGAGCCGGCAACGGGTGTCCTCGTGGTCAACGAGGCGGCCGAGCAGTTCGACGGCGGTGGCGTAGTGGCTCTGCAGCAGGGCCTGGCCCTCCTCGGTTGCCGGAACCGTGGCGGCCGTGGCCGCGGCGGCCTCGCCGACTGTCGTGCCGTCCCAGTCGTGCCAGGTCTGGGTGGCCTCGTCCCAGGCCTGAATCTCCATGGACTGGTGGTAGTTGTCCGCTCCGGTGCGCCATTCGACGGGGCGGATGCGCCAGGTGCCGAGGCCGACCGGCCACCACGAGTGGTAGGGCTCGTGGTTGAACCAGCACACGGCCCACGGGGGCAGGTGGCGGCATTCCTCGGGGTGGGTGTGTTCAATCAGCTCGGCGTCGACGGCGTTGAACAAGTCCGGGCCGACGTAGCGGCGGATGACGTGCCAGGCCGCTTCGGAGTCGCCGTCGGCGGGGCCGATGATGGCGGTGGCCGATGTTCCGGGCCAGCCGATCGTGACGGTTGCGGCGCCGATGGCGTCATCGACACGCTTCTGGACGGCGTCGAAGTCGTCCTCGGGCAGGTTCTTGAACCGGTCGTCGTCGGCCATCATCTCGGCGATGGACAGGGACTCGACGTCCTCGAGGTGGCTGCGCATGATCTTCCCGGCCACCTCGCGGATCGCGTCGTCGTCGATGGTCTGGTTGCTCATTCGCCGTCCTCCGGGTACTGGGCCACCGGCTCCCACGGCTTCCCCGGCGGGTAGCTGGCGGCCTCGTCCAGGCTGCGAGGCGTGATGCCGTACACGAGGTCGGGGCAGACGTCGCAAGTGCCGTCGCGGCCCTGCTGCCACGGGCGTTCGCACGCGGGGCAGAAGCGGCCGGGCTGAATGTTCAGGCCGAGTCGGGACGCGTCGGAACCCGGGTGCAGGGTGGGGATGCGGTAGCAGAACCGAACCTCGGCGGCGCCCTGGCGGTCGAGCTCGGCCGCGTAGGTGCAGGCGATGGCGTAGACGTCGCGGACGACGCCCGGGCCGGTGCCGGCGGCACAGTCGGCGAGGTGGCCAAGGTGGTCCCACCATCCGGCGCGGGCGTCCAGGAGCGCGGCGTACCGGTACGGGTCGAGCGGTGTGCCGTGGCCGGAGGCTTTGCCGATGGCGATGTTGGTCTCGTGCCAGCGGGCGCGGGCGTGCTCGAGCGCGGTGGGCTGGGGTTCGCTCATGACTGTTCTCCAGAGGATGGGTAGGCGTGGTGCGCGGCCTCGTGGAGTGCGGCGCGGAGCTGCTGTTCGAAGGCGGTGGTTCTGGCAGCTCGGGCGTTCTCGTCGGCCTGGCGGTCGTCCTGCTCGGTGATGGTCGGCAGGCGGTAGGCGGCGACGAGTGCGCCGGGCGGCCAGCCCGGGCGCTGCACCCACACGGTGACGACGGTGCCGGCCTTCTCCAGCCGGTCCAGGTCGTCCCAGATCTGGAGCCGCGGTCGGCGGAGCGCGCGCGCCAGTTGCCGGACCGTCGCGGGCCCGCGCAGCAGCTGACACTCGATGGCCTCGCGGCGACGCACGGCGCGGCGCGTCACGACTTGTTTCCTGTCTCTGGCGGCAGCCCGAACTCTGCCCGGGCGGCGGTGACGGACGCGCGGATCTCGCTGGGCATCTTGGCGTTCCGTGCGCTGTCGCGTCGGCAGTCGTCGCACGGCTTGGCACAGGCCGGGCCGACGCACATGATGCGGCACCAGGTGACCAGCTCGGCACGGGCCTCAGCGGCCGCCTGGAACGCAAGCCGCATCCCGCCGGTCACCGTCTGCATGGTTACGAACTCGCCGTGCCGCGGCGCGGCCTCCATCTCGACGCGGCTGAACTCGACGTCGCCGCCGAGCCGCGTCAGCAGCAGCGCGAGCGTGCGGTCGACGTTGCGGTCTTCGCGCTTTCGCGCCACGAGCTCGTGTTCCACGGGCGCCAGCCGCTCGAGTTCGGCCAGGACGGTGCGGAGGTCGGCGATTGTCAGCGGTGCGACGTCCTCGGCGTTGGCGAACCACACGACGTCGCCGTGGGGCCAGTCGTCCAGGAACGCCCCCACGCGTCCCGCCGCCCCCTGCGCCTGCTCGCCGCCCGTTGTCTCGGCCGCCTCAACGGCGGCACGGTTGGGGGCGTCCTGTCGGCTGTGCGGCCACGAAGAGGCAATCGCGGCGGTGTGTGCAGCGCTGAGAATGCGTCGCTGCACGTCATCGATCTCGGGCCCGTCGAGGTCGGCGAGCAGGACGCCGCCGATGCTGGTATCGACGAACATGTGCTCGGCGAGGTCGAGGTAGTCGAGTCCGGCCGCGTAGTCCTGGATGAGCACGGCGGCGTATGCGCGGATCGCAGCATCGCTGATCTTGCGCTCGCTTTGCGGTCCGGGGACGGTCGGCGTCTCGGGCGGCTGGTGCTCGTCCGCCTTCGCAGGCTCGGGCCGCATGGCCTTGCGACAGAAGCACACCTCGCTGGGGGGCGTCAGGCTGACGCACTGCGGGCAGCCCCGGCAGTAGCAGACCGCGCACGGGTCGCCGTTGGCCGGTTGCGCGGTCCTTCCGCGTTCGTACGCGGCGAGCACCTTCTGCACGTCGTCGAGGTCTTCCTCGTCCATCACCAGCGGGCCCTCTGCCTGGAACCAGGCGCGCAGCCTCGCCGCGGCGTCGGCGGTCTCGGCGTCGTCGTCGGCGGTCGGGGTTTCGCCACTGTCGTGGAGCTTGAGGCCGGCGATGGCGATGGCGCTGGTTGCGGTCGTAATCGCGTCGACGGGGGCGTCGCCTGCCGCGGTCAGCGCCGTCATGACATCGGCGAGGAAGGCGGCGATGTGGATCATCAGGTCGCCGTCGGCGGCTGTGACCTTCGGCAGCCGATAGTGGATGAGCGTGGTGAAACTGTCGGCGACCGGACGGGCCTGGGCGGTCAGCGCTGGCTGCGTGGCGATGCCTTCGCGGATGGAGGCGATGAGCCGGCCGGTGGTGATGGGGTCGTTGGTGGGCATCAGGTCTGCTCCGGTCGTAGGGAGGCGATGGCGCGCTGCGCGGCCGCGGCCCACTCGGGGCTTTGGCGGTAGCCGGCGGACGGGTCGTAGGCGGCGTAGACGGCCTCCTGGATGTCTTGCGGGACCTGGTTCCAGCAGGCGCGGCACATGAGCTGGTCGCGGCGGCGGGTGTTGACGCAGTCGTCGGCGTGGCAGGTCAGGCGGGCGGTCATGGGCTTCATCGGCTGGCCCGGATGGTGTGGATCATTCGCAGTCCCTTTCGGGTGGTGTCGGGTTGGGTCGGCGTCGTTCCGTCGGGGTGACGTCGGCGCGTGCTTCGGCTTCGAGGCGGGCCTCGCGGCGGTCGTCTCGGGTGGCGCCGCGGCCGCATGGGCCGGTGAAGCGGCTCATGCTGCGCCGCCGGCGGCGTTGTCGATGGGTCTGGTGGCGAGGTGGGCGGCGCGGATCTCGACGCCACGTTTGGTGAGCGGGACGCCGTCGGCTTCGAGTGCGCGGCGGCCGGCGACGCGCCAAGCGGTCGCGGCGGCCGGTCGCATCGCGGCAAGGACAGCGCGGGCGGTGTCGAGTTCGTCGTCGGCCGGCGGCGGCTCGGACTCTTCATCCACTTCTTCGCTTCGTCCACAGGCGTCACCGTCTCGGGTAGGTGACTGGGTCACCTGAGGTGAGTTAGTTGGAAGAAGTAGGAAGAGATTGGTAGGCGGCACCGGGTTGCCGGTACTCGTGCAACCCGTTGCCGGTACTCGTGCAACCGGTTGCCGGTACGGCTGGTTATCCACAGGGTCCGTAGCGGCACCGGGTTGCCGGTACTCGTCAGTAGGTTCTGGATCCTCGACAAGCTGTAGCGGCACCGGGTTGCCGGTACCGTCCGAGTTATCCACAGGGACGTCAGGGTCAGGTTCCGACACGGGGTTGCCGGTACGTTCCACCGGCATCGGCCGCTCCGGAAGCTGCCTGCCCTGAAGCGACGCCAGCAGCGGGCGCAGCGCCGGCGGTTTCGGACGCTTCCCAACCCGCGGTTCACCGTCCAAACCGAGCGGCACACCCTTCGGGTCACGGCGCATCGGGATGCCCGGCAGGTCCCCGCCGGGTGTGGTCAGCTGGTAGGTGTTCGCGTCCGTGGCGGTCCGGCCGTAGCGGGTCACCTCGATCAGGCCCAGTAGCTCCAGCGCCTGGACCGAGTCGCGGGCATACCGCTCATCGCAGATCGCCTCGTCGCCGAGCCGCTTCTGTCCGCACGATGCGTTGGAGCCGTCGGCGTCGGCGCTGATACCGAGGATGAAGGCCACCACCTTGATCTGCTGGGGCAGGTCAGAGCGGCGAATGACCTGCATCCAGGCGTAGTTGCCGAGTGCCTGGTGCTTCAACGTGGCCAATGCCGGTACCGCCCTTTCGTACGTGTGCTGATGTTCAAGGCGGTGCTATGCGGCCCGCACGGCCGTTGCGGCCGGTTTGGAACGGCGCCGGTTCTGGCCGACGTCGAGGGCTGACGCGGGCATCAGGCGACACCTGCCTCGGTGAGGACCTCGGCCCAGGCCGCGTCCAACGCCGCCGCGCGCTCGGCCTTTGCCTGCCGGATCTTGGCCCGGCGGTCGTTGGTGTATTCGGCGTAGGCATCCAGGCACGCGCGGCAGGCCTTCTCACCGCGGTATCGGTGTGTGTAGTAGCCGGGGAGCGTGCCGCACTGCGCAGGCTCGCGCGCCGCGACCTTGCCGGCGCGGTAGTCGCGGGTGTACTGCGCCCGGGCCTCACGGCAGGCATCGCACGCCTCTTCACCTGCCTTGATGTGGCGCTGGTAGCGGCCCGGCGTGCCGTGCGGCTTTAGTTCACGCGGCATGAGCACCTCCTCGCGGGCCCCTCACCGCTTGCTTTCCGGCAGCCCCGGCGAACAGGGACCGGTGGTGGGCGTCGCAGTCGTCGCAGGTCGGCAGGACCTCCTCGCCGGTGTGCTTGAACCGGCCGGCGACGTCGGCGACGACCTGCTTCGGCTCGATGGCGCGCGGGTTGCCGCACCCGGGACACACCGGGCAGTCGTTGCACCGCCGGGCGATCAGCGGGGCGGTGGCGAACCGCAGCCGGTTCTTGGCCATCGCGGCCTTCACGTCGGCCAGGCGGTACTCGCCGAGGCCCTTGATCTGCTTGGCGTTGTCCTCGGTGAGGGCGATCAGCTGGCCGATGGTGTCGATGCCGGCGGCGCGCAGCGCTTTCGGAGCTTCGGTGGTGCAGCCGAGCTCGGCGATCGGGGAATCGAAGCGCAGCGCCATCAGCCGCCGGCCTTCGCCACGTCGCTGTCGCTGCCAGTGCTGGCGTCTGCGCACAGCTCAGCGACGATGCGCTCCAGGTCCTCCACGGCGTTGGCGCCGCTGAACAGCTCCTCCGCCTGCTCCGGCGTCAGCCCGAGCAGGTGTCGCGCGGCCACCGAGACGTGGACGTAACCGGGCGAGGCCGGGTCGTCGTCGATGTGCTTTTGGAGCTCGTCCGGGCTGGGCAGGCTGGCGCGAAGGACTTCGTCGTCCTCGTCCAGCGTGACGCCGCCGAGCTTGACGGCCCAGCCTGCGAAGCAGTGAGCCGTGCCGCAGTCGGTCTGCAAAGACCAGTCCCCTTGGTACCAGGTGTCGGGGTACCGCTTGATATAGGTCAGCGTCTGCTGCAGCAGGACCTTGTTTGGGGTACTCATATCGGGTTCTCCATCGTCTTCAGGTCTGTGGGCGGCCGGCCGCCTGTCCCTCAACAGGCGGCCAGCCTCATCGCCGGCATCCCTCCGCGAACCCGAGGTCCGCGGCCCGGCGGTACTCCCCTTCCGGGGGGTTCGGTGGTCTGGGCCCGGCAGCCGGACCGGGGGTTATGGAGTCCGGCTGCCGGGCGGGGTGCCTGCTGACGGCCGGGGGGCAACCGTCGGCAGGCGGTCTGAGGGGCCGCGTCTACGGCTCTTCCAAGCCGAAGAGAACCTGCATCGTCAGGCACGGCCACAGGGCGGTGGCGAACGGCCGGGTGCATTCCTGGCACACGAGCAGGCCGCCGCCGCGATCGACTGCTTCGTGCAGCTGCCACGTGCGCTCCAGGCGCTGGGCCCAGCCGGCGTGCTGCTCGAGCAGGGTTTGCGCGCGCAGCCCGGCCCGGGCCAGAGCGATCAGCTCCGGGACATCGGCCGCGGATTCGCGGATCGGGCCGAGCCCGAGGCCGGCGCCCGGCACGGCCGCGGGTGAGAGCGAGGCGCGCCGGTACCGGGTCTCGGCTTCCTGCAGGAACGTCAGGCGTGCGGCGGAGCGGGAAGCGGTCGCTGGGCTCATGGTCCGGGCACCTCTGCGGCGGCGACCAGGTCGGCCGTCATGAACCGGCGCGGGCCCCGGATCTCGTCCAGTTCCAGGGTGGGCTCCTCAGCCGCCCAGTTGTCGGCGCTGATGGCGTCGGTCAGGGCCAGGGTCGCGTCGGTGTCGTCGTCCTGGTGCTCGACACCGATCGGGTGCAGGGGGCGGCGCAGCGGGGCGCAGGCGACGGCCTGCACGAGGTAGCGGTGGCGGCCGCGGTGCCAGCCGATGCTGGTGGCGTAGGAGCAGGTGCCCAGGATCAGCACGACCGCGCCGACGCCGAACGCGAGCGCTGTCAGGTGCAGCAGCCCGTTCTCGGTGTGGATGATCCACATGGCGTTGGCGCCGATGACGGCGGTGGTGGCGATGCGGGGCCCGATCTTCTGCCAGGGCTGGCGGCGGTGGCGCGAGGTGCTCACTGTGTGCCTCCATGGGCTGCGAGATAGGCGAGGACGATGGCGCCGGGCAGCCGCTCACCGTCGGCGGGGACGGCCCAGCCGGCAGCAACGGCCCAGGCGCGGGCTTTGCGCGAGGTGGCCGGATCCAGGCCCGCGGCCGTCGTGGGCGGCGCGGCCGGCGGCGCCGGTTCCGGGGTGGTGTCGAGGAGTTCGGCGAGCTCGGCCTCGTTCTTGGCCAGCTGCTCGCGCAGCACCTCGACGACCGCTCGCAGGGTCCGGATCTTCTCGCCGCGGTCGACGGGCTTGCCGGGCTGCTTGATGGGACTGCGCAGTTGCTGCTTCGGGGCTGGCCGCCTCGGAGCGGCCGGGACTGTCGGTGGCGCCGCGGCCGCGCGCTCGCCGGCGTCGGGCTTCAGGTCGGCGGGCTCGGCCAGCGTGGGCGACGGCGCGATGGTGGCACCGGGCAGCTGCCGCACGGAGGCCTTGCGGACACGGGGCGGCTGCGCGGCCGGCGCGGGAACGGCGGTCGGCTGCAGAGCGGCCCGGGCGTGGAGCCGGCCGAGGTCGACCGCGGCCGCGATCTGCGGCCGGGTCAGCTTGAGCTGCTCGGCGATGGTCTGGACCGGGACGAGCTGCGCGTGCAGGGTGAAGGCCTCCTTCTCGGTGGCCGTCATCGGGCGTGGTCCGGCTGGCATGGTCACCGCCGCCGTTTCGGGGCGGGGATGCCGAACTCGCGGCGCAGGGCGGCGCGGCCGTGCATGGTGTAGCCGCCGCAGAACCCATCCAGCTCCCACGCCAGGGCCCAGGTCAGGCATTCGGGCCGGTCCCAGCAGCCCGCGCACACGGCCTCGCTCGGCTCGCGGCGGACGCAGGCGGCGTGCGGCAGCCTCGGCATCGGGACGGTCATGCTGCGCTCACCTCCGCCCAGGCGTCGGCGAGCATCGCCTCGAAGGCTTTGGCCTTGGCCTTCTTCGCGGCGCGGTAGTCGCGCTGCTTCTCGGTCTTGTAGTCCCGTTCGGCCTGCTTGCAGGGGTCGCACAGCTCTTCGTCGTGCGCCTTGTGCCGGCGGGCCGCGCCGTAGGTGCCGCAGGGGGCCAGGACGCGCGGGTTCGCGGCGCGGTCGGCGGCGCTGCGTGCCCGGTTGGCCCGGTAGTCGGCCTGGTAGATGCGGTTGGCTTCTCGGCAGGGGTCGCAGACCGGTTCTCCGCGCTTCTTGTGCCGGGAGTAGCCGCCGGGTGTGCCGCAGGGCTTGAGGTGGCGCGTCATGCCGCGGTACCCCGTTCCTTGTCTGCGTGGCCCGGGTGGGTGTCGACGAGGAAAACCGGGGCGGTGCCGCCGAAGGTCCGGTCGCTCTCCGGGATGTTGCCCAGGTGCGCGATGTCCGGGGAGCGGCGCAGGATGCCGGTGTCGAGGTGCCAGTCGTGGTCGAAACGCCAGTCGATGTCCTGTCGCATGCTGCGGATCAGCAGGTCGATCGCTTCGATGGCGTCCCTGGTGAGACCGTGCCACTGGAAGTCGGCGTCGTAGGCGACAACGTGGCGGTACGGCCGGTGGTGGCGGGTGTACAGCAGCTGCAGCCGGACCACGGCGATGTCCGGGTCGTCGGCGGCTGCGCGGATCGCCGCGGCGAGGGTGGCGGTGCGCGCGCTGCCGGCACGTAGGGTCTTGATCCGGTTCACGATCCACCGGCCAAACCGACCTGGCGGCCGCGCTTCTCCAGGCGTCCGGACAGGGCAGCGCCGTCGGCCTTGGTGATGGTGCCGCCGGTGAGGGCCTTGCCGATCTCGACCTTGATGGCGCCGGCGTCTTCCTCGGTGATGGCCTGCGAGATCTGCGCGCAGATGCCGTCGAAGACGCTCCGGTCGGGCTCGGATTCCGGCTCGGGCTCGGGCGCGGTGTCCTGCGCGGCGGCTGTCTGCGACGCGGGGGCAGCTGGCGGGTCGGCCGAGAAGTAGCCGCTGCCCAGACCACGAATCAGGATCTCGGCGTCCGCGGCGCTGAGCTTGTCCAGCGACTCGACGTCGCGGCCCAGGGCGCCGTTGATGATGCCCAGCCGGGTGGCGGCGTCGCCCTCGAGCACGCCGCGGCTGTTGAGCAGCGAGTTGATCGTGCGGACCTGGGCGTCGCTGATCCCGCCGGAAACCGGGGCCGCGGCCGCCGGGCGCGGCGACGGCTTCGGGCCGCCGCGTTTTGCCCGCGGCGCCGGTGCTGCCGGGCGTGCCGGCGGCTGCGGCGCGGGCGAGGACTGCGCGGGTTGTGCCGTCGGTGCCGGCACGGCGGCCGGCGGCTCGGGCACGACGGCGGCGGGCTGCTCGGCGGCCGGTGCCGGCGGATACAGGTCCGGGGTGCCGGACAGGATCCTGACGACCTGGCGGGCCTCATCCGGGCTGAGGTGCGCCGCATCGTCGACGTTGCGGCCCAGGATCTCGGACAGCTCGGACAGCCGGTCCGGGCCGTGGGCGCCGCGCTTGCGGGCCAGCAGCGAGTTGATCCGGGCGATCCAGTCGGGGCGCGCCCACTGCTCGGCGGGCGCGCCGTCGGCCGCGGACAGGTCGTGCCCGCAGCCGCTGCAGAACCTCGCGGCTTCGTCGTGGTCGGACCTGCCGCAGCTGGCGCAGTTCTTCGGCGCGGGCAGCTCGTGCCCGCAGCCGTCGCAGAACCGGGCCTTCGCATCAGTGGTGGTCTTCGCGCAGCCGGTGCAGGTCTTGGTCGCGGGGTGCAGGTCGGTCTGGGCCCACTGGTCCAGGGCCACACCGAAACGAATCCCGCCGTTCTTCAGCCCGTTGCTGATCAGTTCGGGCTTGCCGCCGATGCCGGGCTTGCCGTAGGCGGGCCGCTCGACTCCGCCGATGGAGACGTACATCCACATGCCGCCGTCGTCGTCGAGGGCGGGCAGGCCGCGCTCGTCGAACGCCATCGGACGCCAGTTCCAGGCCAGGTCAGCGTCCAGGAACCTGTCGGTGACTTCGGCGTGGCCGACGTAGTCGTCGTGGTCGTGGGCGTTGCTGACGGTGCTGCGGCAGGTGTTGCACCAGACGGCGGCGTGCCGGTCGCAGGTGGCGCCGGCCTTCTGTTCGCTGGCCCAGTTGCAGTCCCAGCAGTAGACCCGCGGCTTCTTGCCGATGCTGCGGGCCGGGATCGGCTCCCGCAGCGCCCGCAGCGCGCGGTGGTTGACGCGCCGCGGCTTCGGCTTCGGCACGGCGGCCGCGGGGGTGGTGTCGTTCTCTTCCATGGTTACGCTTCCGTCGTGAGCAGCTGGGTGGCGCGGGTGGTGCACGCGCGCAGACGGGCCTGGGCGACCTCGGGGTCGCAGGCGGCGTCGCGGTCGTAGACCCGCTGGGCGCGGGTGGTGGTGCCGTAGGACACGAGCAGCTGCTCGTGGCAGGCGGCGACGATGGCGTGGTCGCTGACGGCCCACGGGTCCAGGTCGGCGGCGAACAGCAGCAGCGCCACCGTGGGCACGTCCAGCTGCAGCCGCGGGCCGTTCACCTCGGGACCGTCGGCCCAGTGGAACCCGACGGGCAGCACCGGGATCTGGGTCAGGCCCATCGCGGCCGCCATCGCCGGCGTGCGCTCGCGGCCGCGGTTCGGGTGGATCGGGTAGGCGTGGGTGCCGGCCAGCGGCACCGCGCACGCGGGCATCGTCAGGGCGGTCATCGCGCAGCCCCGCAGTCCTCGCATGAGCACGGGCTGACCAGGTACCAGAACCTGACCGACACGCCCTGGTAGTCGCCGCAGGCGGAGACCCGGTTCTGGCTCGGCGAGCCACCCAGCGGGTATTCGGCGTAGTCGAGGTCGAACTGCTCGGCCAGCTGCATCACTCGGCCGCGGATCTCGTGGTCGGAGAGCCCAAGGCCCCTGACGTGGACGTCGATGCTGCCGGAGCCGATGTTCCAGCCGCCGATTCGGATACCGATCGGTACACGCCCCATCAGCTCGCCGAGCACGCGGTATGCCAGCAGGTCCTGGTCACGCTGCTGCTGCTCGATGCTCTTGGGGCCCTGGCGTACCTCGGCGGTCGAGACGATGCCGTTCTGGACGAGGACGGCCGTGGCCTGTTCGGGGGTCACTGGGCCGCACCACCTTCCGCGGCCTGCTCGGCGAACTGCGACCAGCGCGCGGCCGAGCGCCACAGCTTCGTCGCGCGGTGGTAGTCGCCGGCGTTCCAGGCCTCGTAGCCCTCGGCCGTCTCGACCGTGGCGTACGTCTTGTACTTGTCCTCCGCCGCCAGCGCGGCGGCGGTCTCGATGGCACTCACAGGTCCTCCCAGCGCTCGACGCCGGCAGCCTCCAGGGCCATCTCCTCGCGGATCTGGCGGACGTCCTCGGCCTCGGCGTAGTCCACGTACTCAGCCGGCAGCGCGTCCGCGCTGTTGTCGTCGACGGGGATGTCCGCGCCGTCGTAGCGCTGAAGGACGGCGGCGTGGTTGCCGGCGGCGTCGGTGCTGTATACGACGAAGGTGTCGGCGTCGACGGGCTCGATGTAGGCGCTGGCGCCGCTCGGGGCCGCGTCATCAGCCGGGGCGGCCGCTGCGGTGAACAGGTCCTGCTGGCCATCGTCGTGCTGCTGCTCTAGCAGGCCGTCGTTGATGGCGTCAATGGCCAGCGACAACGTGTAGGAGCGGGTCTTGGCCTGCAGCCTGCGCGCGGCAGTGCTCTTGTCCGCGGGCAGCTTCGCGCGGCCGTTCTGAACCTGGCGGGCGTCGTATAGCAGCTTGAGCAGGTAGTTGCGGTCGACGGCGGTCACTCGTCATCACCGCCGTCCACGTCCTCGTCGTCGACGTCGAAGTGCTCGTCGTCGTAGCGGCTGGCGGCGTTCTCCTCGGCGTAGCGGTCCTCGTCGGCCGCGTCGAGCTCCGCCTCGGCGGCGCGCTCGTCGCCGTAGAGCTCGTCGGCGGTCAGGACGTCGGCGTTGGTCAGGCCCTCGTACGGGTCGTCCTCGTCGTCCTTCTCCTGGACGCCGGCGACGCGGTCCCAGGCCTCGTGGTCGAGATAGTCCATGCCGCCGTGGGTGCCGAGCGCGGTCGCGGCCGCGAGGGCGAGGGTGGCGTGCACCTGGGCGTCGGCCAGGTCGGCGAGCCGCTGATTGATGCGCTCCTGCGCGGTCAGAGTCGCTTTCCAGCCGAGGTCAGCGTCTGCCCACTCGTCGGCGGCCGCGCGCATCCGCTCGGCTTCGAGGTAGTGCTCGGGTCCGGTAGCCATGTCAGGCCTCGCTCTCGATGCAAGCGGCGTGCGCGAACAGCTGGCCCACAACGAGGTCGTAGGCGGCCGGGACGGTGGGCTCCCCTACGGCGAACTCGCGGCCGCACACGGTGCAGGCCTCACCGTCCATCTGCGCGCGGCTGAAGTGGCTCTCGTCCCGGTCGGCGCCGTCCAGGTCCATCAGGTCGCGGATCTCGGCCTCGGTCTCGGCGTCGGCCGCGTCCTCGACGAACTGCACGGGCTCGGCTTCCGGCGACAGGGAGAAGAACGAGATCGGCGTCAGCCCTTCCGGCGCCCGATCGAGCCGAACCAGCGCCCGACCGAGCGTGATCTTGACGACCATCCCGGCAGCGCCGGTCATGTTGTCGACGACACGGAGCCCCGGTGCGAACGATGCGGTCGCCTGATCGGCGTACCAGGCGTCGACGGCGTCGGCCGTGGCGTCCATGTCGGCGAACGCGCGCTCGGCTCCCGGGTCGGGCTCGCCCTCGGGCAGGACCAGGAGTTCGAGCTCCCAGTCGGCCAGCGACTCCTCGTCGTCGTCCTGGCGCATCGGCAGGCCGGCCGCGAGCGCGATCAGCTCGATTTCGTCGGCCTCGGCGTCAAACACGCCGCGGACGTCGCCGAGTTCGTCGGTGAGGTTCCCGATCGCCTCGTCGATCGCGTCGAGCTTCAGTGCCACGGTGAAGCGGCGGTCGGGCCCGAAGTCGTCGCTGGCGAACCGGGTGTGCGCCTCGCGGATGCTGGTCCATGCCGCGGTGAGCTGGCCGATGTGGTTGGACGGTTCCGCGTCCGGTTCGGCCAGTTGCGCGGCGAGCGGCGCCAGGTGCATGTGCATCTCATGCCGGCCGAGCAGCTCGGGGCGTAGCGCGGTGTAGGTCTGGATGGCGGCGATGCTGGCGGCCATTTCGGATGAGGCGGCGTCGACGGCGTACAGGGCCGGGAGCCGGTCCAGGGCGTCGACCGCGTCGGACAGCGGCCGCGGGTTGGCGGCGGGCGTGTCCGCCGGCGCCTTGCGGGTGTCGAGCTGGGCGAGGTTGATGGTGCGCCGCAGGGACTTGCCGGGGACCAGGCGGTTCACGTCGAACGCGTGCTCGTCGCGCACGTTGGGCACGTAGGGCTGCTCCTGTTCGCGCAGCCAGGCCAGGGCCTCGACAGACACGCCGGGATACGCGAGCGGGAGCTCGCGGGCGGTCGGCTTGAGGTCCTCGTCGTCCTCGTCGACGGCGAGCAGGTCCTCGTGCGAGGGCTCGCGCCCGTTGCCGGCGATGAGGTCGTCGAAGCTGGGCTCACGCCAGCGGTCGCCGGTGAGGTGTGTTGCCTGCGGGGTGCGCGCCGTGGCGCACGGGATCGTCGCCTCGGCGGCGAGGTTGGCGCGCTTCTTCCGCGCGAGGCGCGGGAGGGTAAGATCTGACATTGATCAGCCTCTTTCTCTGGGTGGGAACTCTGGGGATTGCTGGTCATCTCGAGCCCGGACCTGTTCGCGCAGGTGCGGGCTCACTGCTTTCGGCGCTCAGGACTTCCTGGCGCGAGTTTGGGAACTGGGCTGGATGTCCGGCACAGCGCCCGTTGCGGTGGTGTCAGGAGTGCTCTCGCTGTCGCTGGTCTGCGCGGCGAACTTGGCCGAGATGTCGAGCATGTCCGCGACGGAGAACCGGATGTAGCGACCGAACTCCCGGTGCGGCAGCGACTTGATGTGCCGTCGCAGCCAGCGCTCCGGCAGTTCGAACTCGGCGGCGGCGGTCTCGTAGCTGAAGTGCCGTGTCGGGCTGAAACCGACCGACGCTGTAGCCGCTTGTGCGGACGTCATGCGTCGACCGTCGTTATTGAGCGGATCGTGGTGTCCAGTTCCTTAGCGATCTGGCGCATACGCTCGTGCGGCGGTAGGTAGCTGCCGCGCTCGACCTGGCTGATGTAGCTGTTGCTCATGCCGATGCGCTCGCTCAGCTGGCGGGCACTGACGCCCTTGGCCTCGCGCACCTCTCTGAGAGCCGCCGGATCAATCCGGCGCCATCTGGGATCACGCTTTTGCATGCTTAGATGTAAGCACTGACTGCTTACATAGGTCAAGCCTTTGGATGCTTACTCCGCTTACCCAGCGCCTACCGAGCAGCCCCCCAGGCTCGCAACATGTAGTTAAAAGTAAGCACCTTATGGCGTGGGGGTGGCGTAAAACCCTGGTCAAGACGGACGTTTCGTGCTGACGTGCTTACAAAAGTCGTGCATCATATGGAGCATGGGAGACGACTGGAAGCGCCTAGGGAGGCTCGTTGCTGAGCGCCGCAAGGCACTCGGTATGAGCAGCCAGGTAGCCCTGGCTGAAGCGTCAGGAATCGGGCGATCCACCATCCAAAAGATCGAATGGGGCACCGCCAGTCCTGAACGAAAAACCAGGCGGATGTTGGAGCTGGCCCTCCGCTGGGAGGAGGGGAGCATCACCGCGATCCTCGCCGGCGGCGACCCGACACCGACAGCGGGGGAAGTCGATGCTGAAACCGAACGTGCCTGGCAGCGCGAGCCCACAGCCCCCGGTGACCTATCGCAGTTGATTCGCAACGTCGTGTTCGAGGCGGCTATCGGCTTGGCTCCCGGTGCATCCGCAGCACAGATC